GACAAATCGCGGACCCCTACCTCTACCCTCACGGGCAAGGTCTGGGTTCCGTACCGCTGTGCTCTCTGAGCACAGGGAGTTTCAACCTTGGGTTGATGGGGCCGATTACGGTCCCGATATCTCCTCATGGAGAGAGGAGTTACTTGGACGCAAGTCCAACCAGTCGATATTCGTAAGGAAGGTCGACGCTAAGGTCCTTAGGACCTTGGGCCAGAACTCTGGTCCAGAGTACCTCCGAAATCTAAGTCCGGAGATGAGATATAGGGTTATACTTAACCAACTGTGGAACAGTGGAGATTACTCCAAACATTTTAGATCTAAGATCTATAAGGCCGGTTACACCGACCTTGAACGGTGGTTTGCCACCGCTGATGGTATATGCATGCCATTCTGCCTCTATCCAGAGGTATTCACTTACCAGGAAGTGGACAAACTAACAAAGTTTGCCTTAGAGAACTGTACAAATAACTTTGCGCAGTTCATCAGGAGACTTAAAAAGTCCAAGAAGCTCTTTAGGAAAGGCTTCTATACTTCCACCGATTTGACGGTAGGTTTAAGAGATATGAAGACATATCTAGATATGTGCCGAAAGTTTGTACGGCGCATTGGAGGCAAAGACCCCCATAAAAGGCTACAAGCAGTTTTGTTTGTAACTCAGACTAGAGCTACTGGTCTGGCAGACTCAGCAATGATGGCTGAATCTGAACGTAAATTCGAGGAGGTGATTACATCTCCGTCGATCCCGGTCATCTTAGACCAGGCAAGACTCTTCCAGTGTATGGTAAAGTTTCGCAGGATAGATCCTGCAAGTATGAAGATCTCATGTGGACCTAGCTCTTGCTTCGAAAAAACAAGAGAGGAGGGAGGCCAAACGGCCTTTATTAAGGACCTGGTAAGAACCAGGTGCCTACATCGGGAATATAATCTCGATACATTGGAGTACACTAAGGTAGCTCCACGGCCTGTTCGTAACCCGGCCGACATCATTAGCTTAGCTATTGATCAATATCTCCACCATAGGTGGAAGTTTAGTGTGGTAAGAGTCCACACCGTGGCCGAGCCATCAAAGGCTCGGATAATAACTGTTAGAAGTTATTTTTACAGTGCAATCATGCACTGTGTGGCACATGCATTTGCGCCATGTATCCGAGATAAGCATCTCGTAAGTGGTATGACCAAGTCTCGCCACCTATGGAATTTCGGTTACCGAAATCTGAATCCCCATGAGGGGAGATCCTGGACATATCTAGATCCAGGTAACGTGTGGGGTCTGTCAACAGACCTTGAAACCGCTACCGATTACGGTAACATGTCAGTCTCCAAAGAGATCTGGAGGGCACTCACTATAATGGGAGTTGCCCATGGGCTTCC